ATCACAAAGCGGGGCGGGGCTGATGCGTGCCGGAGGTGGACGTGCCAAGGGGGCAGCGTTTGAGCGCGAGACCTGCAAGCTCATTGAGCTGGCCACTGGCAGAAAATTACGCAGGCGGTTATCTCAATATCAGGAAAAGAACCTGAGCGATCTGGAACCAGCGGATAACAAGCCGTTTCCGTTTTTGATTGAGTGCAAGCGATATGCAAAAGTTTCGCCTAGCAATGATTGGTGGGATCAGATAGTCACGGCGGCTAAGTCAGCAGCCAATACAAATGACGCCCTGCCGTGTTTAATCTACAAGCTGGATCGGCAGCAGACGCAGGTGCGGATACCGATTCAGGCGCTTGTGGTGCTAGGCAACTCCAGCGTGGCTCAGGATATAGCTGAGTGTTACGATTGGCGCTACACGGCGACGCTGGATTGGGAGACGTTTGAGATGGTGCTGCGCGAACATCTGGCGGTGATGTGATGAAAGCCCACCAGCGCCTAGTCCGTGAAGCCAAAGAGCGTGAAGAAGGTGTCGACCTTTTCGGGGCTTACTGGCACGGCATCGACACAGACATAAAAAAGGCTGAGGTAAGAGAGGTAAGCCATCATCAAGCCAAAGAAATTATCGAAGAATATGAGTGGATGGGCTGTCTGGCTGCCGTCAATTGGTTTTATTACGGAATATTTTTTGACAACATATGCGGCGGGGTTGTCGTCTATGGGCAGGAGTATATCGAAAATTTAGGGCGGTGGGATAAGTATGGGTATACCGGAAAAATCATTTTGCTAAACCGTGGGGCTTGTGTGCATTGGGCGCATCCGCACTCAGCCAGCAAGCTGATCCGCACGTCGATAAAAATGTTGCCAGAAAAATATAAGGTGGTGACCGCCACAGTTGATGACTTGGCTGGCGAGATAGGCACGATTTACCAAGCCTGCGGGTTTGATTACATCGGCTCAATGCGTGATGCCAACCCAAATGTAAACAGTCGAAAGGGTGACAGGTCTGCTTGGCTTATTAATGGGAAGCTATACGGCGCAAGGGCAATGAGGCAGAAGTTTGGCACCACAAAGATTGAGGTGATCCAAGAGAGATACCCAGACGCGAAGCATGTCAAGCAGAACAGCAAGGGCAGATACTTTGCCTTTCGCGGTACAAAAAAAGAGATCAAGGAAAACAGGTCAACAATTAGTCACCTGATAAAACCATACCCAAAAAGGCAGGAAAATGCGTCCTAAATATGAAACACAAGCCGACCGCAACAACGAGCAGCGTGTGGCTGACTTGCTGGCGGAAAAGGGCTACAGCCTCGACAAGCTGCCAATGAGCTTTGGCCTAGACGTGGCCATCACTGACGATTTTGAAGAAAAGATTGTGGCGTTTGCCGAAATAAAGGCACGCACATTTGAGATGAATAAGTACCCGACGGCAATGATTAACCTGCACAAGGTTATCAGGGCGCATGACATTTCCGCTTGCACCAATCTGCCGTCGTACCTCATAGTTCTTTACCGCGACGCACTGGTGCGAATAAATTTTGCCAGTGAGTTCGAGGTCAAGATGGGTGGCAGGTCAGACCGAGGCGATCCGGCGGATCGTGATGTCTGTGCCTATTACCCGATTAGTGGGTTCACGGTTGTGAGCCAATTTTGAAAAGCTGAAAACGAAAAAGGAAACGTAAAATGGCTTTAGGTTTTGTGAATGAAAATGGCGGTGACGGTTCAACAATCGTGCCGATTTTGAAGTATGACACTCGCGGTGGTTACATCATTAAGGTGGATCGTCACCAAGATGAGGGCGGCACTTGGGTGAAGGATGAATCCGAGCTGGAGTATCCGGTCAAGGTTGCAATGGACTTGGAAAACATCAAAGTCGGCTGGCTCGGCTTTGTTGGTGGTGCGCCAGACTTTCATCTGGTCAACATTGGTGAGCCAATGCCAGCACGTCCAAGCCCTGACCACAATCAGGGGTTTCAGGTCAAGCTCTGTAATAAGGAGCTGGGGCTGCGTGAGTTGTCCAGCGGTGCAAAGACTATGACTATTCCAATGAACGACCTGCACAACGCATACGAGGCTCAGAGGGCCGACAATGCGGGCAAGGTGCCGGTCATTGAGTTTACCGGCTCAGAGCGTTACAAGGTTAACACGCCTAACGGTGAATTGACCTTTAAGAAGCCGGTGATGGTCATCAGCGGTTGGGTTGACCGTCCGGCGACCTTAGACGGTGCAGCAGCGCCGCAAGAACCTGCGCCGACAGTGTCAGCGCCTGCAATGGCAGCCGTTGCCACCTCGGCGGCTCCACCAGCGGGCAGCGACCTGTTTTAGCGCGGGAGGTCACGGCGGTTAGGGTTTCCCTCCCTTTCCCTAGCCGCCGTGGCCGCTTTTGCAAAGGGATAAAGGGGCAGGAAAGGGTTTAGTGATGACAAATATATCGGCTCACATTGAGCAAATAGCGCGGCACTATTGGGGCGAACCCAATATGAAGCTGTCTCAAAAAGGCCGGACGCTGCGGTTTGGCAATAGAGGCTCGCGCGAAATTTCTCTGTCGAAAGGCACTTGGTTTGACTTTGAAACCAACGAGGGCGGGGGCTGCGTGGATTTGGTGCGGATGAACGAGGGCGCCACAATCGCCAGCAACATCCCTGAGATATTAGAGCGCAAGTTCGGCATACAGCGTCAGGCGCAGCAGTCTTTGCAGCCAGCGCGGTTTATGTCAGCGGTCTATGACTACATCGACGATCAGGGTGAGGTGCGGTATCAGGTCAGGCGGTTTGAGCCGAAGACCTTTCGTCAGTGTCGCCCTGACGGTAAGGGCGGCTGGCTGTTCAATATGGATGGCGTCGAGGCGTTACCGTATAATCTGCATAAAATCCTAGCGCGTCCAGACGAGCCTATATTCATCGTTGAAGGCGAGAAGGCGGCGGAAAAAGTAGCTACTTTAGGCCTTTTGTCTACTACCAGCCACGGCGGGGCTAAGAAGTGGCAGGCGGTACTCAACCAGTATTTCGTTGGCCGCAATGTCGTGGTGCTTGCTGACAATGACGATGCGGGGCGTGAACATGCGGATATCGTGATCGGCAACCTGTTTGGCGTGGCCAAGCAGATCAAGCGGGTGGAGCTGGACGGACTACCGGCCAAGGGCGATGTCGTTGACTGGCTCGACAGCGGCAAGGGCTTAGAAGATTTGACGGCAGCGGTTAAGGCTGCCGTGGTTGTGGCTGAGGCTCCGGTGGTTGAGGTTGAGGCGGAGGATTATAACAACGATAATAACGACGGCGATTACTTCGATTTCGTTGACGAGGATTACCTGATGAACATGCCGCCGATTGAATGGGCAGTGGGCGAGGGAGACGACGGACTCATTACGGCGCACGGCTTGAGTATGATCTACGGCCCGCCGGGTAGTGGCAAGAGCTTCATCAGTCTGGATATGGCGCTCTGTCAGGCGCACGGTATCGACTGGCAGGGCATTGAGACCAAGCAGGGCGATGTGCTTTACATAGCCGGTGAGGGCGTTGGCGGGCTTGGTAAGCGCGTCAAGGCGTGGAAGTCAACGCACGGCCTCGGCACAAGCGGCCACTTTCACATGCTGCCGCTGGCTGTAAACATGCGCGATCAGGCTGAGGTTGAGAAGTTGATCCGGTCAATCGACCGGCTGGATAGGAAGTGGACGGCGGTATATATCGACACATTGGCGCGAGCAATGCTGGGGGCTGACGAGAATAGCTCGACCGAAAGCGGTCTGGTAATCGCGGCGGCAGACGCCATCCGCAATCATGTGCAGTGTGCGGTCGTGTTTGTGCATCACTCTGGCAAGCAAATTGAGCGCGGAAGCAGGGGTTCGTCGGCCATTCTGGGGGCAGTTGACGCGTCTGTGGTGGTGTCGAAGGATGAAAACTACATAACGATGCGCGTTGAGAAGCAAAAGGATGCCGAGCCTATGGCCGATATCACGCTGGAGATGACGCCGATTGCATCTATATCAGGATCATCTGTGGTGCTGACGAGGCTGGATGGCGATGAGGCGGCGCGGATAAAGCGGTCGAAGCCACTCAATGCGGATCAGAAGATAGCCCTTGAGGCGCTCAGAAATGTCATCATAGACACCGGCAGAGACCGCGTTCCGTCGCGTGAATGGGCGGATGCACACGGCGGAAAATTGCCCGATAAAGACCCAAAAAGGCGCGGAGATGACCGGACGGCACTAATTAAGAAGGGTCTGGTCGGTGCAGACAAGTGGACAGTGTGGCTAATTAACGAAAACAAAGAGTTAACATAGCATATCCGATTCCGATCGGAACGTCCGTCGGATCACTTCGGAATGTCCGTCCGATCCGGTTTCCTTTAGGAACCGGACGGATATTCGGAAAGCGGAAACGGAAGGTAAAAATGGAGGGTAGAATGGCGACTAAAAAGACAACGAGGCCGAGGCCAAAACCTAGCAAGGTTTACTATCAACCTACGCAGCCAGCGATGAGGCGGATGCAGGACGCGTTGCACAGATATGACGATGTCGTGTCTGAGGTTGAGGGGCGATGGGGTGTAGACCGGCTGGTGTGGGTGTGTGGTAGCGGCGACCTGCGTGACAGGTTTGAGCAGCAGATGGATAAGCTAAATGCGGCGATAGACAAATGCGATCCGTCGATTGAGCATGAGGTCGAGGTGACGTTGCGTGGTGTGGCGGCGTTAGAGGCTGCCGCCATAGCTGCTGGCGCGAAGCCGCTGACAGGCGACTACATCGAGGGCAGGATGCCGGATGGCAGGGTGATAGCGATAACGGCGACAGGTTATGAGGCGGGCAAGGTTAAGCGCGACAATCGTGATATGGTGGTGTATTCTGTCGATGAGGTAGGGCGGATCATTGAGGGGTTGAATAAAGAGGCACCTGTGGTTGATGCTATAAAGAACGCGTTTGCCGGTGCCGAGGTTGTGAGCGTGAAGCCGGTTCCGGCTAACCTAGACGACGAGATACCGTTTTGAGTGGGGTTCGGATGGAAGATATCGACAACGAGCGTGACGACGTGCTGAAGGATAGGGAATACATGCTTCTCGGCACGTCCACTTGGGTTGACGTTAGGACGCTCACAGTGAACGTGCAGCGCGTTGGCAATGGCGTCAGGGTAGATATATGGCCAAAGGAGCTTATGCGGGGCTACGAGCCTATAGCAAGCGTTGAGGTGCCGTTTAGCAAGGGGAGGGATAATGATTCAGGCGGGGGATGGTAGCTGGCAGCGTATGCTGGATCAGGATAGATGCCCAAAGTGTCGGAGCCTTATGACAAAGCTGGTAAATAAGCAAATGATGGTCAAGCGTGAGTGCTTGGTATGTAATTTAACGATTAACGAAATGAGTAGAAATGATGAAAAGGGCTGAAGTTTTAGACACGGCGAAGGAATATGTGACCAAGGATCGGGCGCAGGATCACGGCAATATGGAGGACAATTTCACAACGATTGCGAAATACTGGTCAAACCATTTGGATCACAACGTCACGCCAATTGACGTGGGCATAATGATGACGCTGCTGAAGATGGCGCGTCTCAAGGGCAATCCATATCATCAGGACAATTACGTTGACGGTTGTGGTTATCTCGCTTGTGCTGGCGAGCTGGTGGATCACGATGGGTGAGGTGTTAGAGTTCAAGCGTCACTGGGTCTGGTTCTTTGACGAGCCGGTGACGTGTGACTATTGCCTGTCGCAGACGCGAGGAAAAGTGTTTGAGAAAATGCAGTCGATAGTGTGTAGTAATTGCGATGAGGCGTTGCTGTTGATTGACGAGAATACCAGTTATGTTTTGACCGTAGATTTCGACGACGAGGATTACGACGATGTCAGCTAGATTGCCTGATGAGGTTTGGGTTGAGTTCCTGTCTCGCGTGACAGCGGGTAGAGCTGGCCAGTCAGTGTGCAAGGACAAGGACATGCCAGCTTGGGGTACGACTTGGAACAAGATACACAACGACAAGGACTTTGAGCGCAAGTATATGAACGCGCTGGCGTCTCGCGGTATGATTTATGCCGATCAGTTGGATGAGATAAACAGGCGCGTCTTGAATGGTGAGATTGATCCGCAAGCGGCTAGGCTTGTGTCGGACAACTTCAAATGGACTGCGGCTAGGCTGTTGCCAAAAGTTTACGGCGACAAGCAGCAGGTCGATGTGACGCATGAGGCGGGTGGGTCTTACCTCGACCTGTTGCAGCAAGTGAACAAGGCGGCTCAGTTGAAGCACGTTGATGTCGTTGAACAAACAGAAGACACAAGTGACGGATTACGCGCCCGCGCGACCGAAGTTAACCAGATTTCAGTTAACTCTGATATGCCTAAAAAACAGGCAAACAGGAAGAAAAAGGGCAAAAAGTTATCCACAGGCAGCTAAGTCATTGTATTTACACGATACGCGTTGCGCATAATTAACGTTATGCGACATTTCTGCAAAATATGTACAAAGTTAACCGGATTTTGGTTACCCACCCCCCCATCGAAATATCGCGGGGGGCGGGAATAAAAATATATACCC